GTGCAGCAAGAATTAAATGCTATGGCGACCTTCCAGAAGAGAAATGGCAGAGTAACAGCTACTGTTCGTATAAAGCCCCATCCTGCAAAATCTAAAACATTTGACACAATGAGGGATGCTAAAGAGTGGGCTAAAAGTCTAGAAGTATCTCTCAAAAACGAAAAAGAAATGATTTTTGATCATATCATCTTTAAAGATGCTTTGGTGATGTATAGAGATACGGTGTCCAGCAAAGGAAAAAATGCAACTAGAGAAATGTCCCGGATAAACTTTCTGCTTAAAAATATGAATGTTGATGTACCACTAAAAGCAATTGATAAAAATTATCTGGTGCACTGGCGAGAGTTTCGCCTAGAAAGTGTCACAGGTGCTACAGTTCGAAGAGAGCTAATAACATTGGCTGGCTTTTTAACCTGGTGTGTGGAAACGAAGCTGTGGATACCCGTTAGCCCAATGAAGGGCTTTAAATTTCCAAGAGATTCTAACCATAGAGAAAAGGTCATCTCACCTGAAGAAATAGAGCTGCTTTTACCTCACTTGGATGATGAGATAAAAGATATTTTCTTGCTGGCACTAGAAACTGGTATGCGACAAGCTGAAATATGCGAGCTTACATGGGATAGGGTTAAGCTAGAACAAAGATATTTGTATTTAAAAACGAGTAAAAATGGTCGGCCACGTGAAGTGCCTTTAAGCTTAAATGCGATTGAGGTACTAAAAGGAAGAGGGCCTAAAATAAGTGGTCCGGTATTTAGCTATAAGCCTAAACATGCAAGTAAGGTCTTTATGCAGGCACGTATTGCAGCTAATTTACTTGATTTAACGTTTCATGATACCCGGCATACGGCAGCTACTCGTATTGCACTAAAGCTGCCAATACTGGATCTCTGTAAAATGTTTGGATGGTCTAATCCAAAAAGGGCAATGGTTTACTATAATCCTACCGCAACTGAGATTGCATCGCGGCTTTAACTGATTTTAATGAATATCGTCCACGAATATTCTTTAACTTAGCTTCTGTTTTAAGCTTATCAAAGCGATATCGGGTTAAGCCTGGAATCTTACGGCATAACTCGTCAATTCTTAATAGCTCATCACTTTGATTAGATAGTGCCTCACTGATTGCTCGGGCTGCTTCCTGCCGGATCAGCTCACGTAATTCAGATTCCTGGATGGTTACTAGTTTAACTTTTTCCATTATTTGCCCCTTATTTACTTATTTCTGCGTACTGGTCTACTTTCTTACCAAATTAGATAAGTAGCCTTCGTTTGGTAACCTGTAGCCCAGTTGCTTAAGGAAGCTAATAAACTCTTTCATAAGCTTTTTAGCTTTATTGCTTAGAACATTTTCGTCAGTCACAAAACCTTTCACACCACCCATGACAAAGTAAAAACCTGTTTTTTGCATAGGAGTAATTTTAGCTTGTAGCTTTTCAATCCAGATCCGGAAAGCTTGTAGAAGCTCAGTCTTATTTAACGTTTTCATATGACACCTGTTACCTTGCATAAAAGTTGCCACCTCGTAGGGCGACATGGCCCTTAATCACTGATCTCTGCATAGCGACGGTCATAAGCTTCATTGATCCGCGCCGTATCATCGTCTGGAAGGCTATTGATTGCAGGATCACTCATGATGTCATTCAGACGGTCTACATCTTGGGCAGCATCAATATGGGCTATATAGGAATCCACCAGACTTACCGCATCAGCGAAAATATCCTGCTGTGACAGCACTTCTTTGCGCTGTGCGTAGAGACTCAACAGGTCGTTATAATCTTTCACCGTCATTTTGGCCTTATGGTTTTTAATACTCTGAGCTGTTTCGGTCTCTAGCTGATGCACATCCTGAGTATCTGCAATCATTCGTTCCAGTCCTGCCCGGGTAGAAGTGCTCTTGATCTTGTCTACGGGTGCCTGTCCTTGCTGATAAACACTTTCCTCATCAAGACGCTGTTTGACGTAAGCCAATAAGTAATTTCTGTCGACCTCAGTTAATTTGGTTTCCTTCTCGATCTGACTTTTTAAACCATTAATAGAGCTGGCCTGAACGGTACTGGTGAGTGTCTTCATATAGCTCTTTTTAATTTCAGCAGACTTGTTTACATCGACCTGAGCAGTTTCTGATGTTTTATTTTGCTGGATCAAGTCCTCAGCTTCTTGCTGTAGCCGTTTAAGATCTTCTACAGTCAACTCTGCATCTACAACTTCATTCTCTGTAGAATTCTGGACATTTTCAGCTTCAACGACTTTTGGCTGTTTACGTGCACGTGGTTTCTTTTCTTCCTGAACTGGCTGTTGCTCGGCTTGCTGTTCTACAGGTACTTCTTTAACGACATTGACCTTAAGGTCAGAGGTAGTCACTGGTGAGGTCTGCTGTGCTGGTTCTGGCGTCACATCAATAATGGCGTCCTGTTCTTCTTCCTGAGTCCGGATACCCATTAACACTTCTGGTGCGTAGATCCGGCCAAAGAATGAGGCAGCACGATAACGCAGCATCTGTTCAGGCATGGTTTGCCATTTAGATCCGTTCTTTTGATACCAGCCTTCTTTTACTGCCATTTCCATTGAGATTTCAGCAGATTCAAGGCGCTCACCTGTAGCTGTTTCAATGGCCCATGCTTTACAGGTGATATTGCGTAGCTTGACAGTATGGACTTTTTCTTCTGGCAGACTCTTGCGGGCGCGCTCATTCCACTTCCATTCCTTGGTGGTGTAGGTCACTTCCACTTCACCACGGTCTTCCATTTCAAAGCGCAGCGGTGAGTACTTACCAGAGGTATTAATTGCCCCGATCACGAATTGTGATGACCAGGCTGGACGACCTTCTACAATATAAAGGTTCTGCATAATCATCAGTGGATCGGCACCCATGCGGTTTGCCATATTCAGGGCAATGACACAGTTGGCCAGACCATTCGGGTTAGGTTCACTACGGTACAGCCAGTTTCCATTCTGGTCTTTACCGTCTTTGATCTTTAGTGTATCGCGGTAAACTTCCGGTACCATGGTTGAGGCGGCAAGCATTTTGGCAATACGTTGTGCCAGTTCAAAACCTTCCAGTGAAGTCAGACTGACTTCAACGGGTCTAGGTGCTGCTACAGCAGTCTGACGTGAGGTACGGATCTGTTCAGTAGTCATTACTTGAGAAGTCATTGTTTTAATCCTTATAAAAATTATTTGCGAAATTTGCAGGTGTGATAAACAGGGCAGTATTTGTCGTGACACATCATTGATTTTGAGTTGCCGTAAAATACGCCGTGCTTAATGAGTTTTGCTGCGTGGTGCAGTAGTCCAGGTTCTTCTTCGGTACCTAGAAGTACCTCTGCAGGTGAGTCGATTTCACCGATACCGACGTGCTGCCCTTTATCTGTTTTTCCGGTAGTCAGGCCGTAGATACGGGCAGGGGCCAGTACCGGTTCTTGCAGTGCATGACTGGCCAATACGGTATAAATCCCCATTTGTGGTGCATGGCCTACGGTTTTGACTGTACCGTCTGAAGCAACAGCATTCTTGCCAGATTTAAGGTCACCAATGCCCAGTTCACCCTCATTATTTTCATAGATGCGGTCAATGGTGCCTGTAAGCTCAATGCCCAGATCAGCAAGGATGAGAGATTCACAGCGCACTTCCACACCTATAAATTTTTGAGTTGGTGCAATATGAGTGATGTACTTTTGCATTAATGAATGACCAATTGCCTCAGCAGCATTTTGGTCCAGGTCGGACCAATCTACTTCTTCACCTGGCTGCCAGATCTGGTGATGCAGGATCTCGCGGCATTCTTCCAGGGTGACGTCTTCTCCGATCAGATTCAGATAGTCCCACTGGGTTACTGCTTCATGAACTGCTGTACCTAAGCGCGTACGTGCACCGGCTGGAGTGCGTTTGTTTAAAAGATTCTTGGCTTCCCAGCGAGCAGGGCAATCAAACAGGTCACTTAGTGATGAAGCCCGAATCGGGATAATTTTTGTTGGATTCACATATGCATTCATACCTAAGCCCCCAGCGTATAAATAACCGCACTCACCATGAACCAGCAGAACACAGCCAGAATGATGAAGATGACGAAATCCCGAAGGTCAGCCAGGAGCTGGGCAAATGGTTTTCTGCCCATTTCAGACGGTTTAGGATGGCGATAAAGCACAGGCTTTGTATTGCTTTCGTTTTTAGTAAAAGCCGGAATGTTGCTATGGATAGAGTTTTTGTTCATAATTTCTTTACTCACTGAGAGAGAGTGGGTCAGGCCTCAGGTTGTTGTAGCAACGCTGAGGTTTTTATTGGGTACGAGATTAATTTAGCAAAATACTAAATTTAGTACAATACTAATTTATGTAATAATTTTAATAATAGCTTTAGTTTTATACTAAATATTTGTTTTTATAGACATAAAAAAACCTGCTTTTTTAAGCAGGCTTATGAAAAATATATTCTTATTTACATGAAGACATTGGGATTTTTAAAGTGTAAATAACACTACTTTCACTATTTAAGAAATTTACATTAAATTTTGCATTCAATCTCTTAAAAGTCTCACTGTTTGCAAACTCAGAAGAACACAAATAATTCTTATAATCTTGGGCTAGACCAAAACCATATAGAACATATTCAGCATCTTTTTTAGTTTCAACCTCATCAAGTCTATAATTTGTATAAAATCCAAACCTAGTTATATGTGCGGAAAGTACTGTAGTGTAGGCATCTATTTTTGTAGGAAACATTGAAGCAATTTTATTGTTTGCATTTCTTAACACTTCATCAAAATCTTTATCATTAATAATCTGGTAGTTACTATCAACAACCTTGGCTTTTAACAGGGCATTATCAAATTCAGAAGCTGCATTTACTGATAATGAAACTCCCAATAAAACGCCAAATAGAAGAAATTTTCTCACTATATTTCCCTATACATTCCCACTACTTTACCAATAATTTTGCAGTCATCAGTAAGTTTAGTTATTGGTTCTGGCCAGTTAGGGTTTAACGATTGTAGATAACAGTTATTCCCTTCAATAATTAGTTTTTTGAAAGATGCCTCAGTGTTTCCAGCGCATGCAACGATGACAAAATCATCAGTTTTTAACTCGCCTGATCGAATACTAGGTTTCACATAAATACGATCACCTGGCTCAAACTTCGGCGCCATTGAATGGCCTGAAACAATTAGGATATATCCGTTTTCACTACACTTCTGATTTGCTGGAAGCCATTCGTAAATGTATTCATCTTTTAGGGAAGTATTCTGGTCAATCCATTCTTTGGCTAGGTTCCAAGATATAACAGGGATTAAATGGGTTTCAGAAAATGGATTCTTAGTTAAATCAATATTAAAAGTTCTTCTGCCTTCTATAGAATTTTTTAAAACATGAAGATCCATTAATTGAAGATTGACTAATTCTTTCTGCTCTTTATGCCCTTGTATTAGATCCATCCAGCCATGCTCTAAACCTAAAGCTATTTCAATTTTACGAGCTAAAGCATTCCCCACCGTAGCAGGCTTTCCACTTCTACCAAGTGTTTTATTAATAATTTGACTCAGGTAAGCAGGAGAGGTTCCCACCTTTTCAGCAAAATCTTTTTGAGAGCCATCGGCATAAGCGTTAATGGCGTGCAAAAGATTGGCCATTCTAATTTCTGAAATATCCATAAATGAATCTTCTAGTAAAAAACTAAAAAAGGGAATGTGTGAAAAACTAAACTTTGGCTTGTAAATAGTTTAGTAAAATACTAAATTAAAGGTGTTTTAATTTAGAGTTAAACCAATGCGTACTAAATCCACATCGAATCAAAAGCCACAAAAAGAGAAAGTTCAAAGCTTACTGGCCTACTTAAAAGATTATTCCTCTGACAAAGATCGTAAAGATTTCGCAAAAAAATGCGGCACCACACTTGGCAACTTAAGCCAGATCGCATACGGCGGTAGTGTTTCCGCAAAACTAGCAAAAACAATTCATGAAAAAAGTGAACAAAAAGTTCTTTTGGAAGAATTACGCCCTGACATTTTTGCGTGAGGTAGTTTTCTATGTCTGAAAAATTAACTGAAAGTATCACGTTCAAATGCACGTATGACGAAAAACGTGACTTAGAAGCAATTGCCAGATCTGAAAATAAAACTTTGTCTGAGCATATAAGAAGCTTGGGCATATCAAATATTTCTGAAGTTCGGGAACGTTTAAATCATCTCGCATCTCTGCTGGGTCTGACCACAGATACCGTAGACACGCCTATTTTTGAATTAACGCCTGAACCATTGATGAAACCTACCGGCACAAAAAAAGCCCATCTGTGCGACCAGATGAGCTTCTTTGCCATTCACTCAGAAAGTAAATGAGGCATGTAACGAATGTTGAATTTAACACGTATCGGGGAGGTTGTGAAGCTATGAATACAGCAAAAGTAATCCAGTTTCCGACAAAGCAAACTGATCCACAGCCACTACGAGGGGCTGAAATGTCTATAGAACAGAAAGATGAGGGCTATACCAAAACGCCTAATTATCTTGTTGACGATGATTATGTGGCAAAAATAACGGGTAATGCCCTTAAATGCTATGTAGTAATCAGTCGATTTACAGAAGGTTTTAAGCGCAAGAATTGGGCTATTGAGTCTAAGTTCTTACAGGCTAAAACTGGTATAAAAAAACCTCACACATTATTCGAAGCTGTAAAACAATTGGAGGATTTTAAGCTTCTTTCAGTACATCGTGAGGATGGTAAAACTAACAAGTTTACTATCACTAACCCATGCCTAAAAACGGCAGTACCTAAAAATGGCACTACTGCCGAAAATGGGCAGTGGAGTAGTGCCGAAAATGGGCATAACACCCATGCCGAAAATGGGCACACTAAGAAAGAAAAGAAAGAAAGAAAAGAAGAGAAAGAAAATATTAATGATGAAACGCATGAAAAAACTTTCGTTGCACAAAACAAATCGATGCTGCAATTCATCGAATATTATCCGCAGGACAAAAAACGATACTCGCTGAAAGAACTCAGCGAAGTTTATCCAGTGGCCAGTGATTTCCAAAAGCAAGCGCTGGTCAGTTTTCCTGAACTCAGCTCAACCGAAATACTGGATCTTCTCAGAAAGCTGGGGCAATGGTCACTCACCGCAACAGCACAGACCAGCCAGGGCTGGATGGGAAGCTGGCTCACATTCTTGAAAAACCGAAAAAGCGAATTACAGGGTCAAGCGGGCAAAGCCGCGAAGGCACCAGCACAAAAAACCAAGTCTGATAAAACACGTCACCGCTATGGCCAGGGTGTTATTCCACGAGGTGAAGCATGAGCAATATTCAATTATTTCAGGACGCTTTCACGGTTGATTTTCCACCAGAGATTGCAGACCAGGTACTAGGCCGTATGCAAGCCCTCTACGGCGAAGCATTCGATAAAAAATTTGGCGAGATTGAACCATCAGAATTGCAGTTCACCGTTTGCACAGTTTTGAACGGTTTGAAACCTGAAGAACTGCGCCGTGGCTTACAACGCATGAATTCTGAAAAGTGGTGTCCATCACTTCCTGAGTTTCGTTCCTGGTGTGTACATGACGGTGACTGGTGGACTGCGGAGCAAGCATGGGCCAAAGCGCTCAATTTTGAAGCTGACCGAAACCAGAAAATTACCACACTGGCTAAACGTGCACTTGATGAAGTGCGTCATGTCATGAAGACCGAAGGCCAGAAAGCAGCACATTTTGCGTTTAGAGATATTTACAGCGATTATCTGGATAAAGCGAGAAAAGCCGGACGTGTTCAGATGATGTATATACCACCAGTAAAGCCGGTACACATCGAACAAAAAGAGCATCAGGCTGTGCCATGTCCACCGGAACTGTCGGCAGCAATCAAGCAACGTGCAAAGCATGCGCCTACTCAGCAACAAAAGCTGATTGCTAGTGGCCAATCACCAGCAGAAGCATACCGTTTGGCTAAGGGGCAATAACATGAAGCACCCTTTAATCCGGTACCACGGCGGGAAATTTCGTTTAGCGCATTGGGTAATTGCTCATATGCCGAACCATAACTGTTACACAGAGACATTCGGCGGAGCAGCTGGAGTTCTTCTGCAAAAGCCACGAGCGTACGCCGAGGTTTATAACGACCTTGATGGCGATATCGTCAATCTATTTAAGGTACTTCGAAGTTCTAGCTCGAGAGAAAAACTTATTGAGCAATTAATCCTAACGCCTTACAGCCGTGAAGAATTTGAAAACTCTTGGGAGGTTGCTGAAGATTCAGTAGAGCGTGCACGCCGTACAATTATTCGAGCTCAGATGGGCTTTGGATCTGCTGGAGCCACTAAGGGTATTACAGGCTTTCGAATTGATACCAAGCGTCAATACGGAACAGCACAATCACTATGGACTGCATATCCAGAGCATCTAAGTCAAATTGGCCAGAGATTAAGTGGAGTCCTCATAGAAAATCGGCCAGCCTTACAGGGTCTTAACGATCAT